TGTGGGTGTTTGTGTAGGCGTTGGAGTAATTGTGGGGGTGGGGGTGGGCGTTCTTGTTGGTCTAGGTGTGGGTGTGGGTGTAAGTGTTGGTGTAGGTGTAGGTGTACTTGTAGGTGTACTTGTAGGTGTAGGTGTGGGAGTTGGGGTCCATGGGGCGTTTACTATTACAGGTAAATTGAGTACTTCAGACGGCAGCTCATCAGCTAAAGAAGCATTGAGATATCGTTGTAAATTGTATATATTTTCAAAACATCTGTTAATAACAGAATCTGTAATGATTTCATTCTGGCCAATATAATTATCAAAATCTTGGTTCATTATAGTATCTCAGTTTTCTGTAATAATTTATTTTTTTCTTGCGCTGTTAGATATCTAGTAAACTGAAAGATAGAATTATTTCTTGAATCAAATTTAAATTGAAACTTGCCTAATATTTGATCTATAAATCTTATATGATTTGTTACAAGCTTAACCAGTGCTTTATTAACAACCCAGCTTTGAACATATTCTTCTGAATTTATGGATATGTCTTTCATTGTATATATATCAAAATTTGGTACAGCAAGAATATCATATAGATTTATATTGTCATAAAATGCACCAATAATTTGAGCACTGGTATCAGGATTTTTAGAAACAATTAAATTTTTATCATTGTTGCCCGCTCTTAAAGTTGTAAAAGCAGATATTGACTGTGTGTCATTATAGTTATGTAAATACAACAAATATTTGCCAATGGTGTCACCTGGGTTATTAACTAAACCTTTGTATATATTTTCATTAGTAATTACATAGTATATGTTTGAATCTGTTTTTGAGAAAGCTAAATCAATAATAGTTTCCGTTAAATTTAAATAATCTACAAATACTTCTTTTTTTTCCTGAAAATCATGTGAGTAGATGTTTATCTTATTGCCAGAAAGCAGACAATAGAAGTTACCAGCTGCATCCACCTTGAGTTTTTTAGGGGATGTGTTATGGAAATCGCGATCGAGTCTATACGTACTTACCCAATTTAAACTTGCATCATATTGTTTGATGCAACTATTACCGCTATCTAATACATAGACATATTTGTCATAAGTAATTACATCTGTTGGGAGGTTGAAAGATAATTTATTATCTGCAGTCCCATAACCACCGACTACATTTCTAAACACTAATTTATTAAAAAATGCATTATCGTTACGAGAAAATCCAGTAACATCATATTGGTAAAGAGTATTTCTGCCACTATCTAAAATGAGAATACTTTGCTCTGGTCCATCAGTTATTGCTTCAATATTAATAAAATCTACATTGTTATTTAATGGAGTATTAAATTGATTAATAACAGATGTTGACAGAACTTCGCTCTCTGTATTTGTCGATCTTACAATAAATAAAGTATCTCCATTTGTACCAAAAATGCTATATTGCGATAAATCTGGAGAATCTACAGCATGAATAATTTTAATATTATTAAATGCATCTGGAAGACTCCAAGTTACTGGCTTAAATTCAGAGGTAGATAGATTATAATTCCATGCTAAATAAGTGAAGTAAGTGCTCATACCTAGTGTTGCAGTGGAGCTAATAGGTATAATGTTTGATGCTATCTTACTTTTACTATATAAGTATAGAAAATTTTTATATAAATATTCAAGCTTGAGATTTATAACATCATTATTAACAGTATCATTGGGTTGTATTTTAATATCATCCCAAGTGTGTGGTAATTTAAGTGCTTGTGATGGAAATCTATCATAGATTACCCCATTATTTTCAATTTCTTGTGTAATGTCCATCAATTACTCCATTTTATTTCATTTACTTTTATATAAGCTGGTGCGGCATTTTGAAGCACTCTATTAATACGTTTTTCAATTTCATTTTTTAAATCTTGATTATTTATACCACTATTTTTTAATACAATATTAATAATAGGAGATTTGCTGCCAGGTGTTTTAAATTTAAAATATCTTTCAATTTCTTCCAAATAATTACGCTTTCCAGAGGGTAAATCTAGAACTATGTCTTCAACTTTTTGATAAATTCTGTTGTGAAATAAAATATCAAAATAATTGAGAGCCTCATCATATAAATAAAAATTCTTTAATTTTAGACCCCGGCAATTGAAGGAAGTATCATTTAAATATTGAGAAATGGTTGTATTATTAGAATACATTGCAGTACCTATGACAAAAGGTCTATAAAATAAATTAGAAAAAGTATATTTTTTTGGAGTAAATGATTGTTGTAGCACTATGGCTCCATCTATGATCAGATGAAAACAGCCACCATCACTATTAAATCTAATAGCAAAATTATGATAGCCTTGCGCAAGAGAAGACAAAGGATAATTAATATTCAGCGTCTCTATATCAGTTGGGTCAAGAAAATTTGTTAATTTTAATTTAAAATTTAAAATATTACCGAAAAAGAGATCATCATAATAATATCTTAAATAACTTGACTGAGTGATGCTTGTGTTGTTTATACCTTGCATTTTTGCGAAATAAGTAGAAATTAAGTTTCCTGAATTATCTATTTTATATGTAATGTTTTGATTAAATTCTGAAATAGTGGAAATGAGAGTAAACTGTTGTATGCTATTACCCTTTAAATTATACCCAAAATCAATATTGGTTGATCTTGAAGAGGAGAGAGGCAACGTTCCTGAGAGTGTAATAAGTCGGTTACTATTTATTCTGACATATTTACTATAATCATACAAAGCCCATAAATTACCATCAATATCTATATCATAATCTTCAAGAGAATTATATGCAGATAAAACAAGAGATACAGCATTAGAGTCTGTTGAATTGTTTGTAATATCCCAGCTATAAATACCATAATTTGCACCACTTACAACTCTAAAATAAATTGTATTTAAATACCTTTCAGCTTTATCACCAACAGTGAAATATAAAGAACCATTTTTGTAATTGATTGTTGTAGCATCAAGGAATGTATATAGCGGTACATTATAATAATAAAAATTATATCCAGGTTGTCCAGGTGAGATTACTTCTGAACTACCAGTGGTGAGTTGTATTTTTAATAATTGTGTACTATCAATGTCTGAATTATAGCATAACACATAACAACATTCATTATCGTAATCGTAATCATACACTCTTAGCAACCCTTGATGATAAATTCTATATAATAAACTATTGCCGCTATTATATTTTTCAAAAAATCCTGCTGAGTTTATAATATAATAATCATTAAAACCATCAACACGAATAATAGCTTTAGCAGAAGAAGACATTTCTAAAGTGTCCAAGTGTTCAAAATTTAAATTTGTAATTTCAATAGCACTATTGCTGTTGATAAAAAGTGTAGGTGTTATTTGATTTGTATTAAATATACCAAAACCGTCTGTTGTATAATTACCAAGAAGTTGGTACCCAAATGGCTTTGACCAGTCATCACTATATAAATCAAATATAATAGTAAACTGTTTACTGCTGTTAATAGAAGATAGGCTTTCAGTTACACAGTAAGTGTAACTATCAAATACAATTTCTTCGTTGTTATTAAAGATTGCCATATTATTATTTACTACAGTTTTTTTATTATGAAACATCTCCTTGTACTGTACCAGGTCCTGTGATATTAACAGTCTTACCATTGAGTTTTACAGCATTACCACCTGCAGCACCAACACCATCACCTGATGCAGTTGATCCTCTGCCTGTGCTACCAGCTTGACCCAAGTTACCACCTGCGCCACCATATATACCTGCAGTGTAGACACCACCTGCGCCACCGTTTGTACTATTGCCTGCAGACCCTGCAGGGCCTGCTATACTTGCAGCACCAAAACCTAACCCCGGTACATATCCATATCGAGCAGTGCCATAACCAGCGCCACCTGGCCCGGGGCCAACACCTGCACCACCTCCACCACCGCAATATGAATTATCAGCTATCTGCCCTAATCCACCGCCACCACCACCACCGCCTATATTACCGTTGTTATTAATATTGAAGGTTATATTGGCTGTATTAGTAATTTCAATGGCATTGCCACCTGTTTCTGCAGGGATTCTGGTTGGGGGTGACTGTACATAAGAGCCTCTGCCACCAGTACCGCGTACATAGATGCCAGGAGGAATTACTAAAGTAATTATTGAACCAGCTGGCCAAGAGGTTCCAGTATCAATAGCTGCAGTTGTGCGAACTACGCTGCCAACATTACCTAATAATTGGAATGTAACGTTTTTAGGAGTAGATCCTATATTGTTGCCTGTTACCCTTGTATATTCTGCAGCTAAATTGAGATTCCAATTGGGCACTCCCGCTGTACCTAAAAATACTGACTCTGCAACAGGTGTAGGTGTTATAGTAGGTGTTGGGGTAGGTGTAGGTGTGAGACCTACTGTATTAGTTGGTGTAGGTGTGGGTGTTACAGTAGCAGTAGGTGTCGGTGTGGATGTGCGGGTAGGTGTAGGAGTAATGGTTGGTGTGGGTGTTGGTGTATTAGTTATAGTGGGTGTAGGTGTGGGTGTAAATGTAGGTTGATTGGTATTTGTTGGTGTTGGTGTGGGTGTGAGGGTTGGTGTGTTTGTTGGTGTAGGTGTTGGTGTGAGAGTGGGTGTAGAAGTTGGT